GTAAGTCCACTGATACTCATATTGCTCCGGCAGCCAACCGTAAACCTGAAGGGCGTCATACGAAATCGTCGATGTATCCAGGGAATCGGAAAAAGTAATCTGGATGTCTGCATCGGGATTGACGTTGTTTGCGTCTTGAAGTGGAATTGTAGAAATTACCTCAAACATATCTGTGGTAAAACTAAAATTATATGCAGTTAGGGAGATTCCTTCGGTAGATGTGAGTCCATCGGTCAGGGTTACGGTAATCAAAACCCCCTCTTCTAAACTGCTGGAAGGAATCAATATCAACGTTTTTGTTCCGTCGTTGTATTCCCAGGTATATTCCACCGCGCCACTTTGTATTTGAATGCTGGAAGCTGTTATTGTATTTGTGTTTAATGAATCAGAGAAGGTAATACTTATTTGGGTATTTGGATTCACGTCGATAGCACCATGGACGGGAACTGTTACTGTTACTTCAAATATTGGAACGTAATATCTTATCATATTAGAACCTAGGCAATAATAACCCTTTCCAGTGGGTATTATTATAACGGGACTCCACCCGAGATTATAATCAAATAAAACACTTCCATCTGCGGCGCTTAGTAGTTTTAGCTGATTATTGCCGGAAACTAGTACGGAAGACGAGTTACAGCAATGAACAATAACAGATCCACTTTGTTGCCAACGCAATATTCCATTTCTGTCGTATGATTTAATTTGTCCGCTTAATGAGCCAAAAAAGTCACCATTAGGTTTAATACACAAATCATCAAGTTCAAGGTTAAATATTATGTTATTTCCTTCATCAACAGCGAATACCCTGTCAGGACTGGTATCTGTATCTATTCCAAACATACGTCCAATGTAATCAGTTACTGCCTTTGTAAGATCATCTCCTGTATCCCATTGTGAATAGGTCCATATTATAACGCCGTTAGTATCAACACACACTGCATAACTATTGTCTCCATAAAAGTTCCGGTCCATAATTAATAAATAATTTCTTTCAGGGTCTATTCCCAATGTCCAAGGAAGATAATGGGAATACGTTTGTATGATTTGTATTGTAAGTCCAATTATTTTACCCAATACTGATCTCTGATTAAAATCTTCTATTAACTCTAATAATATATATATTTCATCATTACATACATTGAGCGACCTGCCCTTATATCCTGAGGGTATATTAATAGAAGAGTACCATCCGTTAGATTTATCTATCTTGTAAATAGTATAAATATTAGTACTATCATTTACTGCGTAAATGTAATTACCGTGAAGAAGTATGGGGTAACAAGTAATACTAGACTGCCAAACCATGGCGCCTTCCGTATTATAGCATCGTATCTTTAAAGAATCATCATGAAGAATATAAATATTTTCTTCAGCGTCTACCAGGCATAACGTAGAATAATATAAAGATACACTCACTGAGTATTTAAGAGATAAAGATGTACTTGCAAAATCAAATGCTCTATAGCCCCTGCGGGCATAATCACCTTCTGATCTAGCATAAACCTTGTATGACATTTTGTCACCTCAAGTTCCATTGAATAATTAACACGCATTGTGGCAATGTCATTCCACCACCAAAATTTTCTTTCACGAATGAAACTCCTTGTCCCAAGTTTATTTCTCCATTCATTTCATTCACCGGCCCAAAATCCGTCACCTCATAAGCTGGTGCGTCTGTACCAGAAAGAAATGTTTTTGTGCAGATAATTGTTCCGGTTTCTTTGTTTACCAGTCTTAGTTGCATATAGTTTTCATCATTGCCGGTAATATATTCTTTTGGTACTATGTGCGCTGCTACGATTTGAGATTCAGTCACGGCACCGAAAACAGGAATTTCAACAATACCAGTTACTTCATCAAGATGTAAATAAATTACCTCGGCTCCGGCTATCTTCTCGTTTAATAGGTTCTTGCAAAGCTGAAACAGGTCAAAATAACCGTAACCGCTTAAACCGTCAGTAATCCCACTCACTTTAACCTTGAGTAGTTCTACGTCATCTCGGACTTCGCAAAAACCCTCAATGTGTAGCCATTCTATTAGAACTTCTTGCAGTTCGCCTTCAATCCAGGTCATAATTCAATAACCTCTGCTTTGCATGGTAGAGTGAAAGTGTCTTTAGTGCCGTCTGTGTATTCATATTCAAGCTTTAAATACGCCCGTACTTCAGTTTCGTTTTTCGGTATTTCATATTCAGGTAAAAAATCTACAGCAACTTTGAAATCTGGCGGTTGTCCAAGACCAGTTTTCTCCTGATACATATAAGCAGCAGAATCCAGGCGAAAACATTTACTCCCGTCTGTTCCGCCGTCAACAACAGTAACACCGGAGGCTGTCCAGCCAGTAATATCTCCTGTTTCTGCCGAGGGGTTAGTCAGTTTATTGGAACTGTAAAGTTCAGCCATCCAAAATCACCTACATCAACGAGTAACCAACCGAATAGGTAATAGAATCGGCATCAGCATGGGTAACTGTTACCCGCCACGTTTTCGGGATTATGTCATTTGCTACGGAATTTGTTGCTGCCGTCGCCGCTGGGAAAACTTTATAGATATTAGTGCTAATTGTAGTAACTGCTGCGCCCTCCAGGACAGTATAGTACTTTCCAGAAGCAGGATCTTGGCCTTCAATTTTTAAAGTAACTGAAGGCGTATCGGTAATAGCAGTAACGTCAAGGACAACATGGACACCATTTTTATGATTGTTTGAGATATCATCGCTGCTGGTAGTGGCCGCTCTGGCTGCGCTGGCCAGGGCGGTACCTTCCTGGTTCGTGGCTGGCAGAGTAAGTACGTCAATATCACCGATATTGTTCGTACCGGCAGGTAGCGCATCAGTAATTTTTTTGATTCCGTCAGTGTCTTTTATGGCCGTCAGTAGTGTTTCAAGGGTATCAATATACCCGATAATGGTATCTTGCTTCGCTTCCGTAGCTGGCGCAGCTATTATCTTGTTCAATATTGCAGCTAAGGTGGTTCCTACTTGGACGCCTCCAAGGTCAATCTCCCCTAAACTGAATGCTCCACCATATACGCTGCCAAAATATATATTGCCAAGAAACAAATCATTCAGCGATATGGTATATCCGCTTATTGCTCCTAAATTTATTGTTCCAGCAACTATATTCCCCAAGGATGTAGATGAAACATCAATATCCCCGTCTAATCTAACGAATAACCTACCTTTCAAGTCAAACAATGCATTGACCCGATCTGCTGCCGCTACATCTGCTGGCAAAGCTGCCGGGTCAACCGCTTTTCCTCCAATTTTTACTGGTTTTCCTGTATCTACAGCATCATGTTCTATATCTCCTACCACTCGCCCAGCATTGTTTTCACCCTTCCAAGGAACAAAATCAGTCCCCGCATCATTTTGTATTTGTGGAATTGGTCTTCCGCTATCATCTAGCTTTAAGTTTGCCATATTATGCCCTCCTTATTAAGGTTGCTAACCCTGGTGATACAAATACCCACTTTTCAATCATTCCACCGCTCACATCTTTGGGAACGTATGCGTAAAGTCCGGGAGATACAAACACCCAGCCAAATGGTACAATCGGTTTCCTTGCTTCCATTCTGGCACTCAGGCCACCGTCATAATCAAGCGAAAAGCGAATCGGCGCTATATCGACAGTTCCAATTTTATCTATCGGGTCTTGGATCTGAATAATATCATTTACTTCTATCGCTGGATTTCCCCGAACCTCCAAAACAAAGTTCACATATGGATCTTTTACTAACCACAAGAGGGATTCAGCATATGATTTAGCTACATCCTTATTCTGAATTAGCTGATTATCTATTTTTAACTCTCTTGATCCCCAGGCATTAATCAGATCATTATCCTGGATGGTGCAACTTGAGCTTATTATATCTACCACTTTGCCAGTTACCTCCAGGGTAACAGTTTCCGCTACGCCGGGATTATCTATATAAACTGTTATTTCCCATGCGCCAAACTCAATCGAAGAAAGGATTGAGTTTTTTGCTCCAATTAACTTAACTTGCTCAACTAGCGCCACTGGCCCATATGAAAACTCTGTTTTTTCTAATACAATACCGCCATTTGGTATAGTAATAGAATCTATTTTTAAAAGTGAATCAGTTTTCTTAAGGTATGGTGATTTATAAAGTATAGATACTTTGTTGTACGTATCCAAATATTTCTGTAGGTTTTCCGCAGCAATAATTTGGTCATTGTCGGTTAAAATGGTCACTGCATTGCCGGATTTGAAATTATTCTTAACTCTGATAATTCCATACCTGTTCACGGATATATTACAGTTTCCGGCGATAGCTAATGTCTGCAACGCATCTCGTACTTTCCCTTTAGGCAGCCAACCAATTTGTATTATCTGATTTAGGTTTGAGTCAATATCGTATTGGTCAGGCGCCAGTCCCACAGCCTGAAAGAGCAGTTTAAACATTTTGGCTACTGTGGTATCTGTTTGCACAGGCAGCATAGGCATATCTTTGTTTCCTATTTCATACAATTTATCATAACCGGCGACAGTTGTTTCTACGGATTCAGATGGCGCAGACCAGTCGCCGGTACGGAACATGCCCAAGGGAACATACTCAAATACTTCAGGAGAAGTTTCCAGACCCAGGTATGGCTTGACCAAAACATTTGGCCTAAGTTTGCCGTAGTAAGGGCTGGCCGAATTTGTCGGTGTAAAATCCCGACTTGAATTATCAAAGCTTATAGTTACCTCGTTTGCGCTGACAAGCCCCAGGGGATTATCAGATTCGGCTTGTGTTTCTTCGAGTAGATGAATGTCAACAATCTTATCCTCCCCGAACTCTACCGGCGACTGGCCATCGCCATCAAAGTAAACTAGTACCATCGGCTTAATTCGGCGCACATCAGCATTTATTGCTATTTTATAGGCATCGCTGACAGGGATCATGATTCCACCTCATTGCTCAATTAAAGCAAATTCAACATCTTTCCAAATCCAGACTTCATCTGTATCTTTTCTGAACGGCTCCCCTTTTACAGCGCCGGCGTAACAAGTTATTGTATGTGATCCCCCAGCGTCATCATACGTAACAGAAAAAAACATGTTTGTAGAATATATTTTATTCAAAATTACCTGAAAGTCATCCTCTCGGATAGCATTGTATTTGCAATTCAACTTCCGTTTCTGAGCAACCAGCTCCATGGTCATTTTCCCACTGGTTACCCGTCCAGACTTGGTCAAATTATATTTCTCAATAGGCATTTCTTGCGGGGTTTTTACTGTTGTGCCACCGATGATTAATGCCACCTACACCGCCCCCCTTGCCGCTTCCGAAAAACGAATATTTTTCAAACGGCGTTCAAGCTCCTTAAGTCCCCGGTCATCAGCCACCAGAACTCCCACATGCAAGTGGACGTCTCCGCCTCCTCCGCCAATTTCACCGAGACGGCTGAGAGGAATGGCTGCCTCCGGCTCTTTTTCGGCTATGCCGATTATCGAGGGTTTCATGAAAATACCGCCGTGCTGGGCACCAGGCACACCAAAGGCGGGCTTTGGCAAACTTGGCGCTCTAAATGCACGTCCTAACATCCCTGGAATACTTTTTATTGCATCCCAGATTTGGCCGGGCAGCTGTCGGGCAAAGTTCAATATCCCATTGAATGCTGTTCTAGCTATATCGGGTAGTTGATTAAAAATTGTTCCTGCACGCGGTAGTATTTGTTGAAAATACGTAATTACTCGTGTGTATATTTGTAGTGCAAACTGGGCTATTCTGGGCACTATTTGCCCGAAAGCTGCAACAACTCTAGCTAGAAGAGCTCCTATTGCAGGTAAAAGTGGTGCTAATGCAGCCCCAATAGCCGCAGGAACACCTAGCCACCAAAGCAGAAGACCAGCGACAATGGCTCCTACAATAACTAATATTGTTACTTTATGATTTTCCCACAACTTTGTTATATTTCCTAGGGCAAATTGAACGGCTGTTTGCATGTTTTGAAAAGCGACCTGCCAAGAAGGTGCCCATGCTGGAGAGGGTGCCAAGTGAGGTAATTTCAGACCTGCAAATTTTTCCTTTATCCAGTCTATTGCCGTTGTTATGGATTGTCCTGCTGCCTTCCAGAGAGGTACAGTCTCCGGTTGTGGTTGTAATTTCGGCAAAGGCACCACAGGCCATGGCTGGAGCAATAAATCCCTGATTCGCTTTAAAACATATTCCCATGTGGGGATGGTTTCCGGTTGTGGTTGTAATTTCGGTAGTGCTACCACAGGAAACGGCTGCAAAGCTGCTTGTCTGATTTTTTCGAGAGCCAATTCAAAGTTTTCGGCTACCGCCCCAGGGGGCGGCATGATCCCAGGCCATGTAACCGGCGGTATTGTCGTTGGTATCTCTGGAAATTTAAAATCGCCTCCGCCGGGAGTGCCAGGGGGTTCGCCGTCCCCAGGTGGCGGTGGTATCTTTCCTATACCCTTGAACAGATCGCCCAAGGCATCGCCAGTATCCTCGCTGACTTGATATACTTCATCAAAAGCTGCCAGAAATTTCTTTACCTCTTTGCCAGCATCCTTGGTTTCGTCGCCCACTTTTCCAAATCCATCGCCTACGCCGGCCAAACTTTTTGCGTATTCATCGTATGCAGCCGCCACATCAGAGGGATCTGCCCCCTCCATTGCCGGAGGACTATAATCCAGACCGGCTAGTGCGCGTAGGCGGGCTATCACCTGATCAAGCCACTTGCTTACTGTTTGACTAGACAAAGCTATAGCTAATAATGCTCCGGCAATAATCATAATTACGGCCACGATTGGATTTCTTATCATAGTGAGAAACAATGACTGGACGGCAATCCGGAGAAGACTAACCATTCTTGCCGCAAATGCGGCTAAAGAGAATGCCCTAAAGAAAGTGATAATGCCCGGGCCAATAAGAATTAGCATTCCCAAACCGTAAAGCAATGGACCGATGGCAACCGCAGCTACCCCCATCCAAACAATCGCCGATTGCATTCCCGGCGATAATTTAAGAAACATCTCTGCTACTCTACCCAGGGCCAAGTTGATTTTTTTGTATGCTTCGAGAAGATTTTTTCCTGCTTCAATTTGCGCTTCAGCCATAGCAGCTTCTCTAGCGCGTGCTACGTTCGCCGGACTGTCTATCGTACGCGCTAAATCCCCTTGTGCTTTACGGGTCGCTTCCATGATTACATTATATCTAGCAAATACTTTTTGATTTTCGGTTAGCTGCTCTTTTTCTTTTATCAAGCCATTTCGCAAAGCCCATTGCTGTGTAACGGTCTCGTTTACCAATATTCCTAACCGTCTTAGCGGCTCTACTTCGCCAGTTATCCCCGCCTGAAGTTTTTCAAAAGCATCTTCCGGACGTAAATTATAGAAAGAGGCCATATCATAAGAAAGTTGGGTCAAGCCGCGGGACATATCATAAGCTGCCTGTTCGCCAAAACCCATAGAGCCGAACATCACATTGAATGTTGATACGTTTTTTCGTATTTCATAACGATTCATTTTTAGGTCATCTGCTATCTTTTCGCTCCATTGCCTAGCACTCTCAGCCATGTTCCCCATTGAAACACTGAACAGATTCTCGCTCTCAACTGCATCTGAGGCCATTTTAATCATATTGCGGCCAATCAAAATTAGAGGAGCAGTCAAAAAAAGCGAAAGCCTCTGTCCGGCATTTTTCAGTCCTTCGCCTATATTGGAGAGGCTTCTCTTAACATTCTTTGCGAATGCCTCGGAGTCCCCCTCGGCTTTGCGCAGACCCTGTTGATATTCTTTTGGATCAAGCCCTAAGACAACGAAAAGTTCGCCAACTTTCATGACAGATACCTTCTTTATGTGATAAAATCAATAACAAAAAAGAGGTGCTTACAATGCGAGAGCTTATTGATAAACCGTGGTCACATTGCCCAAGATGTAGTTCTAATCGTGTCCAAAGAATGGCTACTTGGCCTCTTTACATGTTTGCTTTTCTTTTGTTTTTTCCCGGTTCACTACTATATGTAGCAATCTGGCCGCCATTACAGATTCTGGGTTTAATTTTGCCTGCAACCATGGTGCTGTTTATAGTTCTTAATCCAATTTGGGAATGCCAGGATTGTAAATTAACTTGGCCGGCACGGGAATTTAAAAATCAAAAATAAGGCTACTCTCCCAATATCCGCTTCAGTTCCTCTAGCTCCCGGCGCCGCTCCTCAGCACTCAGAGCAGGCTGCTTCCTCTTTTGCTTCTCCCACGGCGGCTTGCCGATAAAATCTTCCGGCTTAAATCGTTTGCCCTTTTTGCCCCGATTCACGTTTGTAACCACTGAGGCGAGAAAGGCAAAACGGTGCCATTCCTGGTACTCTTCAGCTTCCCGAATCTCGGTTAACTGCTTCAGCATTCCCTCTAGCTCGTTTACCGTCATCTCCAACCAATCAACCGGCTTCCAGCCAAATTCCCTGGCCAGCAGTACTGTTACTTGACCATACCCATCTGGGCTAAAGACAGCAGCGGCCTGTAGAGTTTCTTTAGTCCAGTAAAATTTACCTCCACCCAGGCTTCAATTAAAGCCTCAATTTCACTAGGGTAAGATTCATCAATATCTGCTTCTGTTACCTTCGGGAAGAATTCTACTATTTTAGATTCAAATATTGGAACAAGGTCTTTAATTCCCTTAGAAGCAATTTCTTGTGTATCCAATACGGCAGTAATTTTCGGGATAATCTCTTCCCGAAGTTCTTTAATTTTATGTTCTTTCACCGTTATCTGTTTACCGTTTATTGTTACTATTTTACTTCTTGGCATTATTATCCCCCTTAAGGCAGCTCAACAACTGCTACTGTTACTGATGTTACATCAGAGTATGAAACATTTACCTTGCCATTTTCATCATTGAATCTGGCTTTCGGGAAAGATCCGATCCACGATTCTTCCCCGGCGGCAACAGCTATGGTTAAATTATGGTCAAATCCGTAGCTGCAAAACGTTACGGAGTCTATCGTCACATTTATACTGCTACCCCCGCCATTTTTCACTATCAGAAAATCATTACCGGAATTAACGAAGTCATCCCCGTCAACAGCCGCGGCTACGAAAGAAGGTTTGCCGCCGTCAATGTCAACTATATATTTAGTTAGTGTTGCCAACTTTTACACCCCCTACTCAATTCAATTATGCTTTCGTTAAAGCGCCTGCGCCCGTTAGGGTACCGGATAAGGTCATCATGTCATCATGCGGCCCGCTGTATTCAAGGGTCACACGCGCTTTGCCGGTATAAGTTTTCCCCGCCGGTGTACTAAACCTGACCTGCACTAACGCCCGGCCCATGTATGCATCTTCAAGCTCCAAAAACGCCGCATCGTCTTCCAGCATAAGCGATTCAAAATCCATGCTCCAGGAGTTATTTCCCACGATTTCATTCGCCCAGCCCATGTTATCTTTACTGGTCACGTCGACTCCGTCACTGTCCAAGCTCAGGGTACCGTCCCTCTGGCCCCCGACAGTCGTCCATACCGGTGACCCTTCCGTGCCGGTATTGACCTTCAGCAAAAAATTAATACCAGTTACCGCCGCCATTTATATCACTCCCTTTGTTTAGTGACTGTTCCCCAGCCCCCTAAAGGGCGGGGCTTCTAGGGATTGAACCCAAAGCTTGCAGTCCCAAGCTTAGAATGTAATTAATCTAAAAGATATTTAACCTGAAGGCTTATTTCCGCCGCATGCAAAAGCATTGTTGCACTGGCGTCTACCGTCATGTATTTGATACTATAAACACTGCAGTCTAAAACACCGTTAATTTTGCTTAGTTTCTCCGCGTCCAGAGCTATTCTTACGTTGTGCGCAAGTTCCCTTACTTGCAGTTCGCCATCTTCTGGATTTGCGTGCTGCAAATAAATAAAAATTGTAAACCTGATAATTGATCTATATCTATCTGGAAGTTTAGAAACTCGCTCAAAGTCCTCTTGTATTGGGCTTACGCTGCCGCAGGGATGAGCCGCCGGTATCATGCCGTCCACCTTGTGCCATTTTTTTACTGCACTCAGTGCCGGGTAAGCTTTAAGCAATTCAACGATTTTGTTTAGAATCTCATCTATCTGCATCATCTGGCCTCCTCCGTCATCCAGTCACGGAACACCCGGATAATCGGCTCCTCATCTTCTTTCTGAATCATCAAAAACGGTCTAGCTGGAATTTTAGCCTGGCGGATAAATATTCCGCCAGAAGCTGTCGGAATCCGCAAAAACCTTCCGCGTTTCGGCCTAATTACGCCGCCAAATTGATGAATGCGGGCATATATCTCTGAAGTGCCCACACGCACTTCTTTTTCCCCCACGTCAACCGTTATAGACTTCTTCAGATCACCCGACACCTGCAAAAGTTTATGTCCCCGGGCCGCCTCAACCGCTTTATGTAATATCCCTGCTTTAGTCTTCTCGCGTACAGCTTTTTGATATTTTTTTGTTCCGGCGACTTTCTCCATAGATGCTCCTTCCATGACCTTTTGAGTCAATGGACTCCTGGGGGGCCATTTCTTTGGTCTTCCCTCTTCCTCAAAATTACGAATTACTGAGCTGTATATAATCTCCCCGGCCTTGCCCAGGGGTATCTTTACGTCCCGCCGGGCCATATTTGCAAGCTTCTTTCTGACTTCATCCAGACCCTTAAATTCAACTTTTATCCCATTTACCACTCCGCCAACACATCCTCTATCGGGCTGGTTGTCGGAGCGTTGATTGTATCCGCTTTCAATACTTCCGTTGTACCCCTTAGCGCTGTCCTGGTTATCGCGGCCGGCGGAGTAACTAACACAACACCGGCAATTCCGGCCAACAAGTTATCAGTAATAACCGCCTCCAGGTCACTCATTGCCCGACGATAGTACACTTCTGAAAGCGTTGTCTGGTCTTTCATCCGCTCCGAGTAGTGTTTATCCAGAACAAAAGAAGCGGCCATGTCAGCCGCTATGCTCTGGATTACGTCGGGTACTGGATCGGCCAGGGGCACCTGGTACAGCACCCTCAGCCGCCCGTCAATCCGCTGCTGTGCTTTAGTGATGAATCCAGTTACTTCCGTATCGTCAATCTCGAACTGGTCAATCAACTTGCAGAGCACCCGGACTGCATCAACAGTTGCGTACATGCCATCACCTTCTTTAAGCTACATCAGCGATTATAATCCAGTTGGGATGGAACACCCTGGGAATACCATAAATGCCAACGGTTAAGTCAATGTACGGATTCTTTGTGTTTGCCGTTTTATCTTCCACAACCGCAAATTTTCCTGGCTGCGGATTTTCCAGTGTGCCGTTATGCAGGCTAATAGTGCTGGCGAAGTCCAGCAGCTTTTCACCGGTCATGCCCTCGCCCCGAATAATGAATTTGTCGTCCGGGATAAACGGATAGAAAGTACCAGATTCATCAGCGTATCCTTCATCATAGATAACAAAATTAAGATTAGGGAACAGTAGTTTTAATGCCTCGGCAACATTGTTTGCGCTCATGAACTGCGCGTAATTAGTATTCTTCAGTAGATCACGTATCTTAGAATTTTGCGCCAGATAACCGGCCACCTTCATGTTGAAGTAAGCAGCCACGCCCCGGGCGCCGGTGCCCCGGTAAAGTAGCAGCCAATTGGTAATATTTGTTATCGGGTCAGCAGTAGTTATGGCC